ACACGATGCTAATACAATCGATGTATTATATTTTAATTATAAAACTTTTCATAACGAAGTTTATAAAATTAAAGAAACAGGAACCGGGGCTAAAAAAGCAATTAAAAAAGATGATTCATTTAATCCTCCTAAAGATCCAAGAGCAAGGTTTGAAAGAATAGCTACAAATATTGAAGTATTATACGAAGGAGTATATGTCCCAGGCGCTAATATGTTATTAAAATGGGAGCTTTGTAAAAATATGATGCGCCCAAAAAGTGATGCTAATAAAGTAAAAATGAATTACTCAATAGTAGCGCCGCGTATGTACCAAGGTCGTATCGAATCATTAGTAAGCAGAATTACAGGTTTTGCTGATATGATTCAGCTAACCCATTTAAAACTTCAACAGGTATTATCTAAAATCGTTCCAGATGGTGTTTATTTAGATGCCGACGGTCTGGCAGAAATAGATTTAGGTAATGGAACAAATTATAGTCCGCAAGAAGCGTTGAATATGTTTTTCCAAACAGGTTCTGTAATTGGTAGATCATTTACTTCAGAAGGCGATATGAATCCGGGCAAAGTTCCTATTCAACAAATATCAGCTGGCTCTGGGGGCAATAAAATTTCATCATTGATTAGTACATACAATTACTATTTACAAATGATGCGAGATGCAACCGGGCTAAATGAGGCTCGTGACGGTAGTACTCCGGATAGTAATGCTTTAGTTGGTATTCAAAAAATTGCAGCAGCAAATTCAAACACAGCTACGCGCCATATATTACAAGCTGGGTTATTTTTAGCAGCAGAAACCGCAGAAAAAATATCACTGCGCGTTTCAGACGTTATAGAATATTCACCGGCGCGTGAAGCTTTTATACAATCTATTGGTGTACATAATGTAGCAACTCTAGCGGAGTTGTCAGAATTACATATTCACGACTTTGGCATATTTATTGATTTAATGCCAGACGAAGAAGAAAAACAAAAACTTGAAAACAATATTCAAACCGCGTTATCCGCGGGGCTTATTGATTTAGAAGATGCTATTGATCTTCGAGAAATTAAAAATATTCAGTTAGCAAATCAAATGCTTAAAATACGCAGACGTAAAAAATTAGAGCGTGACCAAGCAATGCAACAACAGAATATTCAAATGCAAGCACAGGCAAATGCGCAAACTCAACAAGTAGCGGCGCAGGCGGAAGTGCAAAAGCAACAAGCACTAACCGCTCAGAAAGCAGAGTTAAAACAAATAGAGTCTCAGCTTGATATGCAGCGATTAATGCAAGAAGCACAACTTAAGAAGGATTTAATGAATCTTGAGTTTGAAATGAACATGCGATTGAAAGGCATTGAAGTTGATGCGCAAAAACAAACAATTAAAGAAAAAGAAGATCGCAAAGATGATCGTACAAAATTACAAGCATCCCAACAAAGCGAGCTAATTAATCAAAGAAAAAATAATTTACCACCTAAATCATTCGAATCAGCAGGTAATGATATACTTAGTGGTGATTTTGACTTAGGTTCTTTCGAACCTAGGTAATGTATAGTGTATAATCTTATAATATTTTATTATGTCTGAAAACATAGAAGTGAAGGCGGTTGAAACCGAAGAATCTTCAATTCAAGAAAAAGAACAAGCAGTGCAAGAAAAAGCAGGCGCTGTTTTTGAAGATGGTGTATATAAAGTTGATTTACGTCAACCACCAGTAACTGAACAAGAACAAAACGAAGAAAATGCCGTTCAAGAGCAAAGCACAGATGAGGTTTCTGTTCGCAACGAATCCGAAGTTAGCCAAGAAGTGGCAGAAGAAGTACGGGATTCCGAAGAACCTACCCAAGAAGAAGAAGCGGTAGTTTTAGAAGAAATCACCGAAAACGAAACCCCGGAAGAAACAGTACAAGAAGAAGCACAAGAATTAGCATCTGAAGTGGAAGAAGCTATTCAAGAGCAACAAGATTCTGGTATTGAACTCCCGGAAAATATTCAAAAAGTCGTAGACTTTATTAATGAAACAGGCGGTACGCTTGAAGATTACGTAGCACTAAACAAAGATTATTCATCAGTGGATGATATGGCATTGTTACGTGATTATTATAAACAAAATAAACCGCATTTATCTGCGGACGAAATTGATTTTTTAATCGAAGATAGCTTTTCATTTGACGAAGACGTTGATGATGAGCGCGATATTAAACGTAAAAAACTACGTTTTAAAGAAGAGGCTGCAAAAGCACGCCAATCTTTAGAAGGATTAAAAGATCAATATTATAAAGAAATTAAAGCGGGTTCAAAATTAACGCCTGATCAACAAAAGGCTGTTGACTTTTTTAACCGCTATAATAAAGAAACTGAAGAGTCGTCAAAAGTAGTTGAACAACAACAAAACATATTTTTAGAAAAAACTTCACAAGTTTTTAACGATCAATTCAAAGGTTTTGAATACAATGTCGGTGATAAAAAATATCGTTTTAATGTTAAAAATGTAGATGAGGTTAAAACAAGCCAAAGTGACATAAATAACTTTATTAAGAAGTTTCTTAATAATGATAACGTTATGAGTGATGCAAAAGGTTATCATAAATCTTTATTTACAGCTATGAATTCAGATGCAATTGCAAATCACTTTTATGAACAAGGGCGTGCAGACGCACTTAAACAAAGTGTACAATCCTCTAAAAATATTAGTATGGATCCGAGAGGGGTGCATAATAAAGCTAATAATAGCGGAGGTGTTAAAGCAAGGGTAGTTGGTCAAGACGCTTCAACATTAAAAATGAAACTTAAAAACTATTAAAAATTAAAAAATGGCAGTAAACACTCCAAGCGCTGGTGCTAATTTAAATGCAGTACCTGCGCCAACTAAACAAACAATCCCTACAGCGTATGTAGATTTTACATCTTCCGCGACTGCAGGTTGGGCACAACAATATTTGCCCGAATTATATGAACAAGAAGTAGAGCGTTACGGAAATCGTTCTGTTTCTGGCTTCCTACGTATGGTAGGTGCTGAAATGCCAATGTCTTCTGACCAAGTTGTATGGTCTGAGCAAGGTCGTTTGCACTTAGCGTATGATACACTAACAGTAGGAGCTGACGCCTCAGGTGTTAACACTATTACTGGTCTTCCATCTGGTCACGCTATCAGAACAGGAAACATGATTGTTATCACTGATGGTACTGACGAGGCTCGTGCTTATGTAACAGAAGATGATACTACAGCGACTTCTATCAAAGTAAAATGTTATACTAACTCAACTGGTCTTGTGGCTGCTGGTCTTGTGACCACTGCTGATGCTGCATCGCTTTTTGTATTTGGTTCTGAATTTGCTAAAGGTGGTAATGATAGCACTTTTGGTGTTCTTCAACCAGAATTCAAAAGCTTTACTAACAAGCCAATGATTCTTCGTGACAAATATGAAGTTTCTGGTTCTGACGCTGCTCAAATTGGGTGGGTTGAAGTAACAGGCGAAGCTGGACAATCAGGATACCTATGGTACTTGAAGGCTGAAGGTGACACAAGAACTCGTTTCGAAGATTATTCTGAGATTGCTCTTGTAGAAGCTGAAAAAGCATCAAGCACTGCTCTTACTGAAGTAACAGGTTCTGAAGGTATGTTCGCGGCTATTAAAGATCGTGGGCACACTACACAGGGCGTTGACGGTACAGGCTCAGCTACTGAAGATCTTGCTGACTTTGATGAAATCCTTAAAAAGCTAGATAGTCAAGGTGCTATTGAAGAAAACGTTTTATTCTTAAACCGTAAAACTTCATTGGTAATTGACGATATGCTAGCTGGAATTGGAAATGCAGGATATTCAAATGGTACATCTTTCGGTATTTTTGAAAATAGCGAAGATATGGCATTGAATCTTGGATTCTCTGGCTTCCGTAGAGGTTCTTATGATTTCTATAAGTCTGACTGGAAATACTTAAACGATGCTAAGCTTCGTGGCGGTATCACAGCTGACGCTAGTGAGTCTACAAATGTTACTCGCGGGGTATTAATCCCAGCTGGAACTTCATCTGTATATGACCAAATCTTAGGCAAAAACATTCGCCGACCATTCCTTCACGTACGTTACCGTGCTTCTGAAGCTGATGACCGTAGAATGAAGTCTTGGGTTACTGGATCTGTAGGTGGAAACTTTACTTCTGGTGAAGACAAAATGGAAGTACATTACCTAACTGAAAGATGTTTGGTTGTACAAGC